CTAGCTTCTTTAATAGTATCGTCATCATCAGCTACATCACTCATCACTAATTGGTAAGCATCTGAATCTCCAATAATCTCAACCTTTCCGTGAGTAGGCGTTGCAGAATTAATCCCAATTTTTCCATTTGCGTCTACTACCAGTTTTTTAGTAGTGCTGTGGTTAGTTAATACATAAAATTTATTTGATGTTTGGTCATACCCTAATACTCCATCATCATTTTGCCCATCATCTCCAAAGTGTATTTGACCGTGACTTCCATCGCCACTTAAAATGGTTATGGCAGTATTCCCACTATTTTCAACTGCTAAAACAGCATCAGAATGAGCAGAAATTGTACCAGCACTTGCTTTGTGAATGTGCATATTAGCATCTGGGTCATTAGTTCCAATTCCAACGGAGCCCATAGCAACCAACGCTGGGCCTGTACTATCCTGCTGAATCTTTAAACCAGTTGTTCCAGTAGAACCAGCATCATCATTTATAATATATAATAGATTGTTAACATTGCTATCTGAATCACCACTATGGAGTATTTCTACAAGACCGCCTGTAGCTGTACTTGCTAAAGCAGTACCACCAGAATCTATGCTAATGGCGGCACCTGTAGTTAAAGCATCAGCAGATGCAATATTAATGATATTACCAGAAGTATTTGCAGGAGAGTTGAAATTCACAACATTGTCGCTTGTACATTCTGAATCAATTTCAAGACTTGTGTTATTTGTATCTTGGTCAATCTTTAAAGCATAATGAGCACCAGTCTGCTGAATTGTAAGACCAGTAGCCGCTGCAGAGTTGGTAATCTTCATATCACCAGTTAATACTTCTGAATATGCGTAACTCCCATCACCATTTACAGTTAAATCACCATCAATGGTCAAGTCACCAGATATTGTACCTCCACCAGTTAAGGGGGCTGACCTACTTAAATTTCTCATACTTTATCTCCTAGAATAATGCAATAACTTTAAATGTAGATTCAGAACCACCAAATACAAATGAATCACAAGCGAATGGAACAATAGAACCTGGGGCAAATACTGATGCTACAGCCGCTCCTGGGATTACTATTGTTTCTCCACTTGCTAATGTTAATGTGAGGTCTTGTGTGCCAGCTGGAGCTACTACACCCATCATGGCTCTACTTGTTGAGGAAAATGCTACTGAGGTTGCTCCATCCCCAGTTTTAATTTCAGCCGAGGTAACAGGAGCACCAGCTTCTTTTACACTCCAGCTTTGAAGTCCTTTTGCCATCTTGTTCTCCTTTTATGCCTTACCGAGCTTGGCAACTCTCATGGGCATATGTTTATTTTTTTTATCTTACAGCGTAAGGTCCAGCAGGAAATGACATTGCCATCTTCCTTTTGTTGCCTTCGTTGTCACCTAATTTACTATAAAATTCTCTAATGTAATACTCTTTTGAAGTTAAATCGCCTTCAGATTCTGCTTTCATTGCTTTAACATAATCAACTACAGCAAGAGAAAGTATTTGATTAACATTTGGATGAGATGTCTCACTCGGAGAGGAATCCTCTAAGGGTATTTGAGTAACTGTAATTCTTTCACCAGATGTTTCTAAAGTGAAAGTACCCCCAGTTATAGTTAGAGTACCAGCATTGACAGTTCCACTTGATGATAATGTATAATCGCCATCATTACTTGACGAACCCTGTATTCTAATTTTATCTCCTTGTTCAAATTGTCTACCCTCAGTCCTAAATCCACTATTAGAATCAGTCATTACTGCTGTTCCATCACCAAATGCAATACCAGTTCCACTTGCATAACCAGTTGTTGTTTCTAATGCTTCTTTTACAAATGGTTCATCTAATGCTGTATATTCAATTCTAAGACCATCTGCAATGTTTTCATTTGGATACATTAACTCATTATCCCTAGTTCTTAATATACCAGTTTGAGTTATACGTTCATTTGTAGAACCACCTAATAATTGATATAAGATAAGTTCTCTACCTCTTAGGTAGTAATACCACTCTTCACTTACATTATAACTCATGGTGAAGTATCCTCAGCTAAGTAACTAGGTTGATTAATTAGTCTTTTAATTCTTTTATACTTACTATCACTTGTATCTTTTATGGTTACTCTTTCAAGAGCAATCATATCTGGAGGTAATTGATATACATTATCATCACTATCAACAGATTTTATTATATCTTGTTTTCTTGATTTTACTTTTTGTTTAGAACTAGACTGTATCAAGTGTATAGCATCTTTTACCCAAGCTACAGTTAAACTTGTTTGTTTAATCCCAGTCCTTTCCATTATTTCTAATACTGTCATTATTGTGCCTCTGCTTGGGCTTGTTGTTGTTGTGATTGGTATTGAATTGATTTTTCATTCATACCAACATATGTTTGTAATTCTTGTTTAGCCCAATTATAATATTTTTGAGATTCAGCTATGTAAATTTGTTGTTGTCCTATTCTAGCTGTTGCTTCACCAGCGTATCCTTGAGCTTCAGATAATGCAGCGTTTATTTGTTTTACTCTCATATCTCCTATTGCTACCCATTCTGATAAGTGAACTTGAGCACGTTCTAATTCAGTCTTAACAATAGATAGATTACCATTTAATAATTCAATATCTTCAGCTTGTAAAAGGTCATAAGCATCATAACCACTTGCTGGTTTATCTGTTTCAATTAATAATTGAACTTTATCTACAGCCTCTTTTACTCTTACAAGTTGACTATTAGTAGCATCGTATGTTGCTGGGTCTCCAAATATTGAAGCATCATTACTAGCCTCAAATCTATCTGCAGCTGTTTCTGCTTGGTCTACAGATGCTTTTAGATATGTCAAAGCTGTTGTGACACCAGCGTTCATACCAGATGCTAACTTACTAAACTCAGAAGATGCTGCTCTGTAAATAACAACACTTCTTAAATCACAATCATCATCTATTTTTGTATAGTCTACATATAAAATAACTGCAGTTTCAGAATCAGTTGGGATAGGTTTAACTATAACTTTTGAACCTTCACCAGAATTAGTATCATTAAGATAATACTTTGGATATGTACTTGTCGCTAAATGCAAACTAGCATCATTAGCTATAAATCCTTTCATGTTATATGGAACTTCATCTGCGCTGAATCCATTTCTTGAAACATCTAATATACTATCAGTCCCAGTAGGCATAGTTATCATTACTCCATCTGAAGTATTCCCACCATGATTACCTGGAACTGTAAAAGTAGCCGCCCACTTTAATAAATTCTTAGGAGTACTAGATACTACAAACTTTTGAGCAGAAACTAGAAAACTAGGGTCTGCTGTAGTTACACCAGTCAGAGCTTCTATTTCGCTTGCTATTGTTGTTGTTGCCATTTCTTTTCCTTAATCGAACAAGGCATCTCCCACCAAAAGGAGAATCTTCTAAATGGAAGACGCCTGTTCAATTTTATCTTTTCAGATTATGATACTGAAAAGCCAGCACCAGCAGAACTATGTCCGCTGACATACCAATAAGTACCATCACAAACTAATTCAAGCCACGCTCCTACAGCAGATGCAGCTTCTACTATAATAGTAGTACCCGCAAGAGTTAAGTAAGAGTTTCCAGCTTCAGCTCCGCCTTTTAATAAAGCGGTTCCTTCACTAGTTGCAATTGAACTATCTGCAGTCGTGTCAGTAGCTATGAACTTAAACTTTAGACCAGCTTTAACAGCAGGTAAAGTAATTGTTCTAGCAACTGTGCTTTCTAAGAAATAAGTCTTACCACTATCTTTCGCTCCTAAAGTATGCGAAGAAGCTGTAGCATTATCCATAGTAAACATATACGAGTCTGATTGATAACTAGCTTTTGCTTTGTTGTTAGTTCCACTACCATTAGCCATGATTCACTCCTTATAGCTGACTGTCGCCAAATGGCGTTGCACCAGCTCCAGAGCAAATAAGCGTACCAGTAACTGCCCAAGCTTTAGCTGCTGTAGCATTTAATATAGCTACAACCTCAATTCTCGACCCTGCCGCTGCACCACCAGTTGTGGTAGCATTTAAAGTAATAAAATCATTATTACCATCGGTAGCAGTTGAGAATGTATCAGTTTGGTCTGCAGTTGTATTCATCATAAGTACACCACCCAAGAATCCTTCGTCATCAGTACTTGATTGGATTACATGGTCTGCTGTATTTATGATTGTTTGAATGAAAGTAAACTTCATTCCCAGCTTTGGAGCTGGTAAAGTAAAGTTAGATGCACCAGCTACATTGAATACACATACTGAACCACTATCGTCAGCTGTCAATGTTACTGTTCCTCCTTGATGAAGAATAACAGGTACTTTTCCATCTTGTACTAAACCAATCTCTGTATCAGCTTTGTTTTGTCCATACATCGGATTTGCCATTATAACACCTCCTTATGACCAGTAAGCGTGAGCTTCAGGCATTTGCCATTCCATTCCCGCTTCTGTTTGGATTAAGTCAACCCTTCGGTCAACGCCACTATTCTCTAGAGTTTGAACACCAACGTAAATTGCTGTATCACGATTTAGTCCATTACCTACCAATGGTCGGTATGCACAGTACTTCATGTTAACAGCTAGTAATTTAATTGGATGTTGGTCTAAGTGAATATTACGAGCAACATTCATATCACCATAAGGTGTAGAAATTGTAGTAATCTCGACTCCAAAGACCTTCTTTTTACCAGTTAATGACATATCAGCTCTGAAGTTTGATGATACTTCAAGATTATTGCTGAAGTAACCACTTAGTTTATGTAACCAGTTATAAGTAGCAGTATCGCAAAAGAATATCGTAGCGTTTGCATTATTATAACGAGGGTCTAAGAAGTTAGACATATCATCTAGGAAATCATCTTGAGTTTTACTCGCATGAGTTAAACTAAAAACGTTACCATAACTTGATATGTAATCAACAGCACCTTGAGTATACGATTCATCACCGTCATACTGAGCACCAAATAAACAACTTTGCTCAATATCGTATTTGTGTTCAATCAACTTTTCACGCCAGACTCTAGCCCACTCATTTGGTTCATACTTGAGAACGGTAGCACGAGTTGTGTTATCCATTGCCATAGATGTTTTCCAAATTTGAGTACGACCATAGCCAGTTGAAAAAGGTTGGTCTTTCCAAGTCTCTGGGTATCCAGTTCCTTGGGCATGAGCACTACCAATTACATATGTTCTCTTACTTTCAAGAGAGCTTGAAATTGATTCGTCATACACTTGAGTATCAACGTCATCACTAGACCATCCAGCTATATAATCAGCACCAGAAACAGTAGGAACTCGTACAACTGAACAATCAATTTGAACAACTTCTCTAGAGTCTTTAGTTAAACTTCCAGTAACTTTTGTTATTTTAGCTAGAATATGGTCAACTGCAGCTCCACCGCCATCTGTAGATGATACAGGAACTTTTACAACTTGTCCAGGGAGAAAAAATCCTGGTCGAGTTCCACTTGCACCTACAGCAACAGCGTCAGTTGATTGACCATAAATACTACCTCTGTTACCAGAGTTGTTATAGTCTGTTGCCATATATAATTTAATGGTGTCACCTTGTGACATTGAAGTTGGAGCGGCTCCATCGTTATATGCTACTAAATCAGCATCTCCACCAGTACCACCTACAACTTCAGTTCCATCATTTTCTACCCATCCACTTACATAAGCATAACGCTTATGAAATGAGGGTCTTCTTTCTGTGAATTTAAACTCTGGGTCATCTGTTGGTTTCTTCGATAGTTTTGCCATCAATCTGAAGAAAGGGTCTTGAGCTATGTTCAGTTCAGAAACTCTATCTCCAAAATTATATTTTCTACGAAGTACACCAGTATTGAGGTCTGTTCCTAATCTTGGACCAGCAGCACCAGCGGCAACATCAGCAGTTGACTCGAGTTGAAATAAGTCAGCCATGTTTGACTTCTCCTATTTTAAGTTAAGGCATATGGCTATTAATTTAACCAAATGCCGATTCCAAGTCCTTGTCAATACCTAAAATAGAATTAAATAATTGGTCATCTTGAGAGGATTCCACTTCTTGACTACCACTAGTTGCAAGAGATTGTGGACGTACATTTACGTTTTTCATCTGCTGAGCAACTTGAGTACTTGCGTCTTTAGCGATATTTGTTTCCCTAGATTCTCTATTCTTTAGATAGTAAATATCATCAAGAGTAAGAGTTTTCTGTTTGGCGAAATCTCTAAAATCAGTCCATTCATCTTCGTTCATTTCATAACGTTGGCGAAAGTCTGATTCTTGAGACAGTCTTTGATTCTCAGCTTTTTGTTTGCCAAGTGTATCACTCAACCTTCTTTGTACAACTCCATCAATAGTTGACTGAAGTACTCTAGCAGAGTCAGAGCCAGGCTCAGAGACAGCTTCGTCAGGGTCAAATACAAAATCCTCATCTAACTTCAATTGTTCTTTCATATTTTTAGGTGCTTGACCACCACCCTCAAAATAGTTCCTCACATGAGTTACTAGATTAGGGTCGTCTTTCATTGCATTAATGATAGGTACATAAGGTTCAAGTTCATTCAGTTTACCACTAAGTCGTTTACCTTCTTTACTTGAATCTGCATACCTTTGTTTCAAGGTCTCTACTTGTTCTTGACCTTGTGTTTGACCTTCGCCCTGAACGTGCTGAGGCTTGTTATCGCCCGACGCAGATGATACAGAAGTGTCAGCTTCTTCGAGTATGCCAGAATTTACGCTTCTATCCAAATCAGCAAAAAAGTCATCGGATACAGCTTCTTCTACCACATTATTTTCGAGGGCACCAGTATCCACTTGGTCTACTGGTACGTTGTCTACTTGTTGTTCCATACTCATTTTTCTCCTTTTTATGTTATTTTAATATAATATCTCTGGAACGAAAATTAAAACTATTTTTCCTTGACATTTGGCATATTGCCTTGCTCTGTATCTTTAACATCTTTAGCAACTTGTTTCATGTCCATTTGAAGTTGTTTTCTAGCTGTATCAAACTCGCCTTTCATCAAACTTTGTAATAGTTTTTGTTGAGCCTGAGTATCTAGTACACTCTTCTGATTCTCCATACTTCCAGTTCTAACTTTATCTTTAATACCTGCTTGTACTAATTGTCGTTCTAATGTTTCTATAGTTCCTTCTCTATCTTTTAATGATTCTTCCATTTGTTGTACTTGAGATTGCAATTGAGAATACAATGACTTTCTTTGTAGTAATTGTTTCTTTCCTCGTATGTCTGTCTCAGCAACCATAGCCACATCATCAATAAGACCAGATTGAAACCATCTAAAATACTCTTCAATCAAAGCCCATCTATTGACAGGAAGTGTTGCTCCAGATACAATCCTTACGTCAAACTTAGCGGCTCCATAATCCATCCACTTTCCAACAGCTTGACCATAATCATTATAGATTGGAATATTAATTCTTATTTCTTTCTCTTGTTCTTCAGGACTTTGACCAGCCTCTGGTTGAACAATTCTAAATACTTTATCAATTTGATAGGTCTGTTGTGCAATCTCTTTAAACACTTTTCCTAAATGTTCAAGAGCAGGTTCTACAGTATTTCCCATCCAAGCCTTAATTCTTCTTGTTCCATATTCATCATTGGCTAACAATCCTCGATATGTCTCAGGCTGTGCCCTTGCAATTCCCATCATTGATGAATGGATACCAGCAATATATTCTATATCAGATTTACCTTCTTGTGTAACACTATAGAAAGCATTATTGATACTAGCAGGTAAGACAGGAGTTGGAGGTTGAAACCCCTGCCTATATTTCAATAAAGCACCTGGAGCAGAAGCATATTGCTCCCATTCCCCTTCAGGCACAGAGCCTTCTTCATATAACCATCTCAAGTTAGAGGCAAGGTTGGCATTATGAAGCATTATTTGGTGAGCTTTATTTATTTCCTGCTGTTTACCTATTAATGGTGTGACAGCACTCATTGGGTATGGAGTGCCTGTGTATGTGTAAGGGATAGGAACGATTGGATATTCTTTTTGGTCTAATAAAAATTCATATAAAAACGTATCGTCACCAACACTACATATAAGTTTTATTCTTTCTTCATAGAAATCAATCGCTTCAATTATGTTAACAGCGACAGATTCATTCTTAATTAAGATACCATATTCTTTCTTTGTAATAACCTTCTGTTCAATTCTTGATGCTCTATCTTGAGCCATGGACATTAATTCAGCCCTCTTCTCTTGGACTGCTTGTTCAGCCATTTTCTGAGCACGTTCTATTTCAAGCCTTGCTCTTTCTTCTATTATCTCCCCAGCCTCTAACGCTTCTTGTATCTGTTTCTGTTTTTCTAATAATCCAACCTCTGTTTCTCTTTGAAACTCTTCAAGTTGAACAGAGACAACCCTTCTTATCTCTTCTAACTCTTCTTCTTTAGGGGGAATCTTTATGAATACATTGACGTATGGAACTTTTACCTTTTGGTAACATTCGTAGTATGATACAATATCATCATCTTCACCTTCTATCGTCAAACCCATTGTAATATCTTCAGGTAGGATACTATCAGATGTAACAGTATCTCTTTGAGAATAACTTACTGTCTCAGATTCTCCACCTGCATTTTTAATCTTAGTCTTGTACTGAGGAAACATATGCATCAACTGAGTTCTGGCAAGGTTCTTTCTAACTATGATAAAGTTAGCATCTCTAAACAAAAAGTCTCTACTCATTGGGTCTACAAAAATATCTTGAGGGTCAATCCTCTTAAACAGAACTTCACCTTTTCCTCTGTCAGCATCCCTTTCAACATCTACAAAAAAGTAGCCAATACCCTTAGTTAAACTATCTAGGACAATTTGACCATATAAAGATTTACCATTTGAATTGTGCCAAGCGTAATCAGCTATATCAGAATGTACTTGGGCAACATCAGTATCACTTCCCTCTACACCAACTGCCTTCCATCTAGGATTATTAGCAGTTACAAAATACTTCATTGTCTCAACAATTGGAGTTACCCTATTAATAGTAAACGTAGGCATCCCAGATTCATTGAGAACATCTTCTTCTTCTTTAGTTAGTTGTTCGTTTAAATAAAAGTCATAGGATTTTTGACTTAAAGAAGCCCATCTACTTCTATGGGCATTATTGGCTCTATCCCATAACTGTTTATTTATTTGTGCTTTTTGTTTTTGAGTAGCCATTAAAATTTAACCCCGTATCCTTTTTGTCTCATAACTTCATATAATTTTGGAGAAACAATACTATGTGTATATCCTTCATCTGTCGTCTTATCTAAATACACATCTTCACCAGCCTGAACTCTAGACTCTTCTTTCATTTTTTGTTTAAACAAACCTTTTCTTGTAGAATGATGAGTCCATTCTTTAGGATTTGACCATTGTATAGAGTGAGAAAATTCTTCAACAAGGTCTCCTGAAGTATCAACACCACTCCTTACTTCAACCCTATCTTTACCAAATGTAGATTTCCATTTAGACCAAAAAGTTTGTTTTTTGCCATAATGTTCTCTCATTAAATAGTCTACATCTCTAGGAATAAATTTAGGCTGACGCACTCCTTTAGTTTTTACTTTAGGTTTTCCTGCCATTCTCCATAATTCTTTAATTCCTTCCGTTTCATAATTCTGACCTTCTCTTATTCCACCTTTTTCAGTTGAAAACATAATGCTATTACCTAAAGCTTTATCTATGTTTTCTTCTCTAGATTCATATAGAAGACCTATTAACGGAGCTTCACCAACTTTATCCATTAAGTTTAAAAATTTTTCTCTATTTGATGTTTGAGGCATTATTTTCTTTGTTTTAACGCTCTTTCCCTAGCGGCTTTCATTTCGTCTGTTGCTTCAAACTTTCCAAAATCGACATTATCTTTTTTATTAACTGATTCCATGCTTTCGAAGGCGACGCTTGCGGCGTTTTTTTTTACTTCGTCTCTAGCGGCAAAAGCTATATTTGTATTCACTTGAGCTTCTTCTGACCATTTTTTTCCTGCTTCTACTCCTCTAGCTTGCCAAGTTGTTTTCCAAAAGTCAACGAAAGTATCAACAAGTTCCTTATCTCCCATATTTTTAGCTTTTTCTGCTGTAGATGTTCCAAGATTAGAGAGTATATTTTTTCTAGTATTTTTACTTATTTTACCAGACCTTGACCCAGTAACAATATCTATAAAACCACCTCTCCCCTGTTGATGAGTTAAGTAACCTGCTAAATCATCTGGTATATTTAATGATTTATAATGCTTTTTTAAACTTATTTCTTTACCGCTTTTAAATTGAACTTTATCTTTTAAATTTTTCTTAGTCATTTTTATAGCTGCTCTAGCACTTTTACCTAAATCTTTTCTATGGTCAAAGCCTTCCCCAACTAATCCATACTCTTCTCCAGTTTTTTTACCAAACTGAAAACCTCCAGTATATCCTAATTTATTAACAACTTGAGAATCACCAGAAGACTCAACCATGTACATAGCAATTAAACTATCTAAAGGAAAGTTTTCTTCTTTAGCAATATTAGATAATACTTTATATTCTTCTTCTTTTGTTTTTCTATTTGCCATTATTTCCTCCAAAGGGTTATAGGTTTACTTACTTTTACATTCCAATCATAACCACTTCCAAACGGCCCCTTTGATTTTTTGTATCTAAAATCCAACCCTATGTCTTTAGGTAGATTGAACTTAGCTCTTCCGTGAGTGCCTACGTCTAATGAAAACTCACCTCTATTAACTCCAACTTTCATACCAACTAGGTCTTTAAGACTTGATTGCATAAATTTTGGTTCTTCTGGCGTAGGGGCTAGTTTTCTTAAACTTTCTTTTACTGTTTGATATGAATAAGGAGATACATCTGGTTTACCGCTTGCACTAGAAAGGATTCTTCCAACATTCCAACTTGTATCAAGTTGAACAGTAGCGGTTGTATCTCTATATGATTTTTCTTTACCTGCCACAATAACCTCCTTGAATGTGACTAGTTAAGCAACTATCCAGCTCTTAGGCTTTTTCTTTGGCACATACCAAGATTTAGTATTTTCATCCCTTTCGATATTAGGTGGAAAAGCATGAAGTTGAGAATAATATAGAGTTTCT